ATTTATTTTTTTATAAAATTTATACAAGTATGAGATTGTATATGTCTAAAATAATTTTTATATTTCATAGTTTTATTACAATGTCCGCAAGTAATTATTTGGTTTTGAACTTTTGTTTTATAAATAGGACTAAAACTTGGTGAAATATTAATTGCTTTTTTTTTTACTTTATATCTTTCAGCGTTTATCCATAATTGTTCTAACGCTAATAAGTGTTTTCTATCACAAACATAATACTTTTTAATTAATACTATATGGAAATTCTCAATTCCATATTTAGTAAAGTATTCATAGATACTAAAATTATTATATTTACCTTCTAAATAATAACTATATTGACTTTTATGTTTTGTAAATCTTTGATTTAGTTTCTTAAAAGTAGAACCAATATAAACAATACTACTATCTAAACCACATATTATCTTATAAATATATCCTAATCTATAATTCATATAATTATATATATAAAGTATGATTATTATTTTAAGTATATGATATTAAAATTTAAAAAAATTTTTATTAAATAGAAAATTTATATTAATTTAAAAATCTTGCTTGGACTGGTGGTAAGAAATCACTAATGGGTAGTGGTTTTTCTATGTGTTCTTTTTCAATATCTTTATTTAATTTTACTTTTTGTTTTTTATTTTTTTGTTGTATTTTTTCAACCTTCAACATATATATAATATTTATAAATTATATTTGTATTTAATAGCATTTATAATAAAAGTAATTCTTTTTATTTTTAATAATTTATTACTATCGTTAATATCTTCTTGTTGTATATTTCTAATTTTATTTTCATAAAAACATATTTGGTTTATAGCATAATCTAAATCGTCGGGATTAAAATAATTATACAAATTTTCAAACATATTTATACTTTATCAAAATATTTTTTTTAAATAAAATTTTGAATTGACGGTTCATATAATTTTTTTTTATTTGCTTTAATACCTTTTAACATAAGTAAAGAACTTCGCTTATCACCCTTAACACATTTAGGTAGTCGCTTTCCACTTTTAGTTTGTATAATATTTAAAGTATTATTTGGTTCAACTAATTTACATATTTCACTATACATATAATAATAGTAATAAAAAAAAATACTTTAATATAATTTAAAATTTGAGTTAATCTACTTTTTGATATACGGTTTCCGCCATTTTTTTTGAATGGGTCATATTTTCTGCTAATTTATTTTTTTCTTTTAAAGTCATATTATTATTGTTATATTTATGACTAATATAAATACTTCTTAATAAACTGGTAGAAACTGTTTTATTTTTATAAGTTTGAAATAAACTATTTAAATTTTTAGTAATTCCGTTAGCAGACATAGGCGAACCGTCCTTCACATTTATTAATAAATATTTAGAACCAGTAATATCTAACCAATTCATAATTAATTTTTTTAAAGTTTTATCACTAAATTTAATTAATTTTTCACCATTATATTTTTTTGTTTTATATTCGTTTAACTTAAAGTATGAATTAGTTTTATTTAATATTAAATAATTTTTATCGGGGTCTGTATTACTATCCTTATTTAAAACAATCATATTAGCAAAATCGTTTCTAACTGGGTCAAAAGCAACACCACTATATAAATATAAAAGTAAATATTGTTGAATTAATATTTTTTGTTTATTAGTTAATTTATTAGGGTCTGCTTCTAAATAAGGTTTAGTATCACTTTTTAATTTTTTTAAAAGTTTTAAAATTTCACTATATTCCACCCAATTTTGACTTTGACTTTGTGATTTTTCTTGTTCCTCATAATTATCCATAATATTTTCTTGTAATTCTTTAATTTTTTTATTATATTTTTCTATTACATTTTCAAATCTTTTATCTTTTTGAATTGCTACAACAACAGCAACTAAATAATTTTTTAAAGTAGTTTTTGCTTTTTTATTTAATACTTCTAAAACTTTATCATAATCTTTTAAAAATTCTAAATTCTTAATATCTTTATTACCCACTATTAAATTATGTAAGATTTTTAAATTAGCAATATAAGTGTCTATACTTGTTTGACTTGCGTTTTGTTTGTTTTTTTTTATAAGTTCTTCTAAATTCATATTATATTTATTATTAGATTTTATTTTTAGATTTATAATTCAATTTTAAATTTAAATAAAGTAAATTTATTTTTTTTTAACAATTTCTATGGAATTAAAGTTTTTAAATATTCTTTTACTTTTGGGAAGTTGTAAATTTACAAACATAAAATTAAAAGGTTCGTCAAATACATAGTCATATAATAATTCTGCTTCTTGTAAATCCAAAGGTAAAAACTCGTCAGCAAATACTTCTTTTTCTTTTTGTGTGCTATCAAAGAACCATATTTGATTAAGTTGCGACCGTATTTGGAGTGGAATTGACCGAATTTTTTGCGAGACTATAAAAGTCTGTAAAGACGAGTATTTACCTAAAATATGTCTTCCATTGAAGCAAATTTTTTTAAAAATTCTCATACTTGCCTTATCGTTATTAATCCAAGCGACAGCGTCGTCAAGAAAAATTGCTACCCTATGGGGTTCGTCCTCTTCACCTAAATCTTTTTCTGTGTCTATAATATCTTGTATAATTTCAGCAAGGTCGTCGTTGTCGCCTAAACTAATAGTTTTTTCTTGTGGTAAATTTAAATCCATAGTTAAACTTGGACTAATATAATAAACACTATTGAATACATTATTATATAAATTACTATCTTTTGTTCCATATAATAAAGTTTTTATTAAACTTGACTTACCCGAGGCGGGTAATCCTATAATCGCCGAACAATTAACATAATTTAAAAAGGGTTCTAAATTATCGGGTCTATCACCAGTTTTAAATTTCGTTCCCGATACTTTAATATTATTTTGCCTTTCTATTATTTTCATTAGATTTTATATTATTATTATTTATTTTTTTTATGATTTTATCTGCTAAATCGTTATTCATAATAAGTCTATTTTTTAAGGCAGTTTGACTATCTATATTCTTATTCATAACAGTTAAGGTAGAAGCGGGATTAAATACAAATTCTACTTGTAAAATAAAAGTATAAGGTAATCCGTTAAAATCTATTATATTCTCATTACTATCTACTATTTTAATTTCTATTTGTCTAATACTACTTTGTGATAATTTATGTTTAAAAGGATTTCCTAATTCAGTATAATATAATATACTATAAGGTTCAAGTGTTATAGGGACTACTAATAATTCACCAGCACCACTATCCCGCCCTACTGCGGTTGTTATAATATTTTCACCAACAATATTAGATTTAATATGTAATCCGTCTAAACCACCCGCCATATCAACTATTTTATCGCTTGTAGCACTTGAACTCGTAGTAAAAGTAATATCTGTATTTGTAAATCCTATTATATCTTTACAATTAGAATTTGTATTACTACCAGTAGAAAAATTAATAGTTGTATTTAAAGGATTAGTTCCACTTGTTATTAAAAAACTAACTTTACCACTTGAATTATCAAAAGTAATATTATATATAAAACTAAAAGTAGAAGCAGTTTCCATAAGATTTTTAATTTTGGAAAGTAATTCAGTTATATTATAATTACCGTCGGGTATAGTAATACTATAACTATTAGTAGAATTATCAGTTTGTTTTTCTGTAATATCTAATTTATTATTTTTTCTTGCTGAACTTAACATATAAAAACTAAAAGGTAAAAACGCTTTTTTTAAATATACTAAAATATTTTCGTCTTTTCTTGCTACTATTTCTGTGTTTAAATTATAAAATTTGTGTCCGTCTAAATTAGAAATAGTTGTTCCGTTATTAGAATTTAATATAATTTCTAATGGTAAGCGAGGTGTATAATTTTCCCGTTTATTCATATATATTTATAATATTTTTTAATTTAATAAACCTTCCATAATATCTTCTTCTGTCCTTGTTTGTATTTCTTCTTGTGGGACATTAGACATTTGTGGGACATTAGGCAAATCGGGTATATCTTCTAATTGAGTTTGGAATTTATCTACTGTTTGTCTTAAACTTTTTTCTTTATCAACTAATCTTTGTATATTACTATCACTTAATCCTCCATATTTATCTGCTTCTTCACCAAGACTTTCCATAGTAATTTTCATAGTTTCAAAATCGGGGTCAATGTCGATAGGCAACATAGAACCAAGTTGGTTTTCCATATTAATTCTTTCTTGTGCTTCTTGGGGTATAATTCGTTTCGGCATATCAGCAAGTCTTTTTTTTGTGCCTTTTTTTATAACCTCTTCTTTAAATACAACTTCACTTTGTCTTTGTTTTTCACCAATAGCACTTCTTAATCTTGTATCACGAGTTCTTTGTCGTAGTGGTGGAATTGACCCTTGCCTAATTTGTCTATTATTTAAAGTTTCTTTATTAGAACTTACTACTTCTTCAAATATATTTTCTATTTCATTTAAATTGGAATTCAAATTTGCTAATGTCTGTGAGTAATCAGTATCTATAACTCGTCCTAAACTTTGTTCTGCTATATTTTGTGCTAATTGATTACCAACTCCCCTTCCTAAACTTTCTATATTTTGTTGATTTCTAATAATTCTTTGATTTGCTTGATTTAATCTACCTAAAATACCACCACTCATTAATAAACCCATACCGACTGTTAAAGCGTGAGGAGAAACACTTGGGATACTATCATAAATATTTTGTAAAGTAGGGGTAGGGGTAGGTGAAGGCGTAGGTTCTTGTTGTTGTGGTGGTGGTGGTGAAGGCGAAGGCGAAGGCGAAGGCGAAGGCGAAGGTGTAGTTTCTTGTTGTGGCGGTGGAGGTGGTTGTCTTCTTGTAGGAATATCTTGAACTTGTGATTGTCCGCTTGGACGATTTCTATTTATCCAATTTTTAAAGTAATTTATTTTAGATTTAACAGTTTTATATGCTGAACCAATTTCTTCTTGACTTGGTATATAATCGTTCGCTGTTGTAGCGAATTGTTTTGTAGCAGTATATAATACAAATAAATCTACTGGGTCTAATGTTCCATTTTTATATTTTTCTAAAACTGCGTCGTATGCTTTTTTCATATTTTTATAGTCTTTTATAGGTTTAGCGAATTCTGTTTTAACACCAGTTTCTAATCTTTCTTTTAATTCTTTTGCTTGTAGTCTTGGGTCTTGTATTATTTGAGGTAAAGGAGCGATAGTTTGTCCTAAACTTCTACCGATATTACTTATTGCTTGACTACCCAAAGTTCTATTTACTTTATCAATAACTTTTTTTTGTAATTTTTTATATTGTTTTTTAGGAAGTTTCTTTTTTAATTTATCTAATTTTTTTTTGACTTTCTTTTTTAAATCTTTTTTTTTCTTCTTATCAACCATATTATATATTATTAAAATAAAATATTATTATATTAAAATAATTTTGATAATCCACGACCAACACCACTCACTAATCTTTTACCAACAGATTTACCCGCTGATTTAACAGCAGACCCACCACCAATCGGTATTAACCCGAGAGGAGCAAGTGCTAAATCTGTTATAGTATCAGCGTCCCCACTTTTTAATTTTTTTTGTTTTTTCTTGCTACCTATTAATTCTTCTACAACACCTACACTTGTAAGTGGGGCAGTTAATATACTACCCGCTAAACTGATAGGACTTAAAAATCCAAAACCGCCCATTTTTTTAGCGAGTGGGTCGTTTTGAGTTATAAACTTCTCGGGTGCTTGAAGTGCTTTACCCGCCATAGCAAATCCTTTCATAAAATCTTTTCCAAAATTTTTATTAAATCCAGCAGATTTTAAACCTTTGACTGTTTTTCCAGCAGTTCGTTTTACACCTTTAACAATTTTATTACCAGCACTTTTAATTCCTTTTTTAATTCTATTAAAAAATCCCATTATTATATTATATAGTATATAAAATAATTTAAATTAAATTAATTTACTTTACTTTATCAAAATTTAAAATATCCCAAAGGTATTTGAATTTGATTATGTAAAAAATATATAAAAAACTTGGTTTAAATAGGAAAAATATATAATAATTGTATATTATTTAGTAAAAGTGTTGGATTTATCCCTAATTTAAGAATAAAAAATATTTTTTATTCCTATTTTAAGCATATTTTTAGATTTATTAGGGTATTTTACGATATATACAAAAAAAAACAATTAAATTTACCATATAATTAAAGAATATATAATAATTTTTACAGAATATTTACTGTGTAGATTTACCAATTGCTATACCAGCGCCAATAGTAGTAGCAGTCCCCGCAACTCCCGCTAACGCTTTTCCAGCAAGACTTATACTTTTATCAATAGCAACATTTTCAGCACCACCACGAACAGCACCTTTTATCCAAGATTGACCCGCTGTTGCTCCTCGTGCTATATACTGACCCCAAGTTTCGTTAGCACGGGCATTTTTTAAAATATTTCTTAAAACTTTTGTTTGTTGTTTATTTGTTAATGCTTCTGCTAATTTAGCAGATAATCTTTCAGCACTATCTTTACTTAAAACACCCTTACTTGCTTTTGCTAAATTTTGTGAAATTTTATTTATAGCAACACGCATAGTATTACCCGCACCAAATCCTTGCGGTAATTTAGCAGTTAATTCAAACGCTTCTTTTACCGCTGTGGGTAATTCCGTAATTTGTGCTGTTCCCGATTTAACACCACGAACTATTTTAGGCATAGTGCTTTTAACACCTTTAACAATTTTACCCGCCCCTCTTTTTAATCCTTTAACCACTCCTTTACCAATACTTTTTACAACGCCTCCACGCACGGCAGATTTAGCAATATTAGATACCCACGACATATATTAAATATATACAAAAAAATATTTTTATTAAAGTATTTATTTTTTTTTAATTATATCTATATTAAATCTATTTTCAGTATTTTTTATAGATTTGTTTAAAGTATTTTTATTCCAAAGTATATGTTTAGACCAAAACCCCGCTGTATCTATTCCACTTTTAGTCCAATCTTCACGCTTCTTATGTCTTAAAATATATAATCTTTTTCTATTTGGGTCTTTATGTTTTGTAAAATCTTCATATCTATTATCACCAAAATTTATTGTTTTCCCATTTGTAATTTTAAATTTTTTATTTTTACTTTTAGATTTTGATAAAGTATATGTTTTCATATATTATTTACTAATAATAAATATTTAATTAAATCGTCTTTTATAAAGAAAATTTGGTGCTAATACTTTTTCTTTATTTACTGCCGTAGCAACTTTATTAGGTTGTGTTGTATAATTTTTTAAAGAACCGATTGGTGTTGAAACATTTGAATTTAGTTTTAAACCCATATTTCTTATATCGTCAGCGTCAATTATATTATTCATATTATAATTAATAATATATATTTTTTTTAAATTAAACTTTATTTAAATAATTGATATGTTTTTTTGTTCTAAAATGTCGTGGTTTATTTGAATTATTATAAGAACCACCACAAGCACAAGTATATTTAATATTTTTTAAATTATTTAAAGTAATTCTATTTTTTTCACGATAATTTTTATCACAAAGTTTTTTTGTATTTTTTATTTGTAATTTTTCTTCTTCTGTTGTTCTCCAACATTTTCTTTTATTAAAAGTATTATCAGTTAATTCTGTATAAATTCTTTCCCAATATAATAAATCGTATTTATTGAAAAATAAATCGTTTTTTAAAATCTTAATTTTAAAATCTATATTATTATTTAATTTAGTAGTAGTTTCTTGAATATATCCGTTTTTAGAAGGGTTTTGATTTCTATGTATTAATAAACGCTTACTTATTTCATTTTGAGTTGAACCAACATAATTAGTATTATCTTC